GTTCCGCCGTTGGGGGTCCCTCCGTTAGGAGTTCCACCGTTGGGTGTTCCTCCATTGGGGGTTCCACCATCGGGAGTCCCGCCGTCAGGGGTTTCACCATCGGGAGTTCCACCATCAGGAGTCCCACCATCGGGAGTTCCACCATCAGGAGTCCCACCGTCAGGAGTTCCACCATCGGGAGTTTCACCACTAGTAGTGCTTTTATCTCCATCACTACCAGAAGTAACATCGCCCTGGTTTGTATTACCACCAAGTACAGCAGTAGTTATATTTCCCAATGTATCAAGGACAGTTCCGATAGTTCCGGTTCCAGTAACCTTCTTAATTATTTCTCCATCTCTGCACCCTTCTGGGTCCATTTCAGTTGTAGTTCCACCAGTACCATCTGCTTTAACAGTAATTAGGACGTTGTTATCGCAAAGCTGCGACAAAATCTGTCCAGCCTTAGGAAATTCTGTAGGAGCTTCATCAGGTTTATTTGTTGTGCCAGACTTCACAGCACCAGTTGGTATAAATGTTCCGTCATAAACAGCATTCCAAACCTGTCCAATTGGATCCCAATACCAATCAGTAGGTTCTTCTTCTTTTCCTGTATCTAAAGTCCCATCTCCACGGGTTGCTCCACCCATATCATCTTCAGGAACTTCATCCCCAATCTCGTAGTCTCCATCTAATATCCATATGTCACCATCAACAGTATCTTCAATTATTACAGTACCGTCTGGATTTGTGCCTATAACAACGTATGTTGGAGCTGCTCCTCCAGGATTGGCAGTTGTTGTTCCACCATCGCCATCAACGCCTCCAACACTGCCGCTTGAACTAGATACATTACCTTGATTTACTGTTGCATCACTTCCAGCATTACTATCAGTAGAGCTATCAGCATCATTGGTACTACTTTTGTCAGGATCATCAGCAGTATTGGTCTTTTCAGGCTCTTCTTGAGTAGTAGAAGTATTACTGCTTTCAGAACTTACTGATGTGGTATTGATTATGTCTGGCA